CAGTAAGAGCAGTCACGGAGACGGTCGGAGTCATCGGAATGGCAGCCACCTGGATAGGTGTAAGTCATATGACAAACAGTAGTCCGGCATTACTCCCAGGAGGGACAAGAATCGTGGCCGGATTAATCATCGTGACAGCAGCGTACATAGTCAATAAGGCGGTCAGGTATGTAAAATAAAAAAGAAAAAGGAACTTGCGTCAACAAATTCCTTTTTCGCCCTTCCAATCCCACTGGAAGTTCAGCTAACTAAAAACAATTATAGTATAGCTGAATGATGCGGAAAAGTCAAGGAAATAAAGGGCATAACAACCCTTTTAAATAGTCCATTAGGCTATTAATTTTAGGACAGATTAAGACGAGGAACACACATGGCTATAAAAAAGAAAACATATTCTTTTCGGGGAGGAGACATCATTGACACGGAAGAATTTCACGATGGAAAATATGGCGCTCCTGGAGAAAAAAGGATAAAAAGAAAAAAGGCAACTCCGGAAGAAATGGAGAGAGTTAATAAAAGGAATAAAGAGAAGCGATGCAGACAGAGAATGCTGACATATTTCCGGGAGGGAGACCTATTCGCCACCTTGACATACAAGGTGGAGGAACGTCCACCGGACATGGCATCAGCAAAAAAAGACTTTTCGAAGTTTATCAGAAAAATCCGGACAGAGTACAAAAAGAGAGGTATTGAGCTGTACTGGATCCGCAATATTGAAATGGGTACTCGCGGAGCGTGGCACATCCACTTGATAGTCAACAACACTGGCAACACAGCAAGCCTTATTCAGAAAGTCTGGGAGCACGGAGGCGTCTATATAGAATCGATCAAGGATTCAAAGAGTTATGATGAGGATTTCACGAAGCTTTCCTCATACATGACAAAAGATGAGAGAACTACAGAAACCAAGAAAGATGGCACCGAGGGAAAGCCGAGAGTCAAGGAATCGAATTATTCCACCTCCCGGAATATGCCGCTTCCGGAAGCAAGAGTAAAAAAGATGACGAGATGGAAGAAAAAGGTAAAACCAAGGGCTGGGTATTATATAGCTCACATGCATGAAGGAATCAACCCGGCCACAGGCTATAGATTCCGAAGAGTCACGCAAATACGATTGAACAGGAGGATTTAAAGTGAAAGCTGAAGTGAATGAGACGCTTTTGAAAGAGTTTGGGCGCGTGTATAACGCCTGGAACAAGGAACATGGCATGGAGCCGGTATTGGACACCAGAGCATTGGCAGATATGGCAATTGCGAAAGCGGTCATGGTCATGAGAGACCGCATCGAAGCTAACGAGAAAAGAAAAAGAGAACTGGAGGAACAGGCGTGTACAAAGTAGATATTTATCTCGCTCAAAGTACTGCCAGCCTTAGTAAAGACGAAAGGTGGCACGGTTACGTGGTCGCCTGTATAAAGAACGGTGAGGAGAAAACTGTAAACGGATTCGGGCATATATTCGGTACATATCACGAGGCGACATTAAGGTCACTGTCTGACGCACTGGACAGGCTTAATCAGAGCTGTGAAGTCCATATCCACACAGAAGACCGTTTCGTCCTGAACATGCTCGGTACCCAGTTAGAGAAATGGGCGGGCAATAACTATTTGAATGCCAAGAGCGAGCCGATCAAGCACGCAGAGTTATGGGAAGAAGTGTACGAGCGGATACAAGGGCAGGAAATCCACACAGAAGAAGGCAGACACAGCTATAGCGAATGGCTGGACACGGAAATGAAAAGGAGAGAAAGATGATCGAAGCGAAAACGAATGGAGATAAAACCCATGCAAAAGTGGAAGGAACGGGAAAAGAAACACTGGGAGAATACATAATGATAACCAAGTCCATGTATGAAGGAATGCTGGAAACGGATATGCTGCCGGAAATGGCAGAAAGATTAATTCATGACACGGCGAGTTACGGAATTGAAATGGCGAAGGAGGATAAGGAGAATGTATGATATTTTCGGAAATATGGACTCCATAGAAGAAATCAATGCATGTGCGTTAGGGTTACTGCAGGAAGGGGATGCCGAAAGAATCAAGGAACTTGCAAAAGAGAACGGTATTCCGGAATTTTTCGCGCAGGACATGATAGAGGGACGTTCGAAAGAGCTGACAGACTGCATGAATGCAGCCATTGGAAAACTGGACATTGAGGCGGCGGACTATAAAAATAATCAGATTCCGGTTGAGCCGATTCTGGACTATCTGAAGAGTCAATGCGTTGACGAACACTTTGCGGTATGTGTGCGACGGCGCACAAGATCCGTAAAAAACTGCATGAAAGTGATTGAGGATAATTGCAAAAAGATCCAGAAGGATACTGGAAAACATTATGTGGCAGATATGACAGTATTTGAATGGGCAAGAGATTACTTCCTGGAGGCGTAAGTATGAAAAAGAGCGAATTATTAAAGCTTCCAGCTATGAAAGCCACAAAAGAAATGTACGAAAAAGCATGGCTCGAAGAGGAGTATGATCGTTATCAGCGTCCATCAGTCACCGGACCGAAATACAGAAAATTCTACAGAGCCAGAAAAACACAAGGAATATTGGAAGTCGATGTATTTTACTACAGGGACTTAAGATTAAAAACATCTCGCCCAGCATTTCGGATATTTTTACATGATGGAAAGTACGATACATACGAGACGATTGAAGGAAAGTGGCGCACAGCCACCATTGAGAACCTGCAGTTTGGAGTGAGTTACAATGACGGCGAGAGTGCCGCGTATCAGACATACTGGATTACAGAAAAAGACCGTAAAACTATAAAAGATTTTACAAAGAATGGAGAAGAGAGCCTGCATAGTGCAATCCTTGGGTGGCAGCAGTACGAAAAGCATCGGAAAGAAACGGATCGGATTGATGATGAGATGGCAATCATTCCAGAGATTCCGAAAGATTTTGAAGAATGGGCGAAAAAAGATGCCGTTCCGCAATACATGTATTACGAATCAGGAAAGAAAATAGGACGATGCACCTGTTGCGGAAAGATGCAGGAACTGTCCGGTCATAAGTACGGGCAGGAAGGGAAATGCAAATACTGCAAGAGAAAAGTTATCTACAAAACTTATAAAAAGAGCCCAAATATTAAGGATGAATCGGGCGCTGCACTGATTCAGAAAACTCCGGCCGGATTCGTGTTCCGGTACTTCCATGTATACCAGCGAATACGTGCAGGAGAAAGAACGGAATTTAACATCTACGAAAGTATAAGGATCACATACGACGACTTGTGGTATAGACGATACATTTATTCTTACCACAGATATAAGACCACGAATAAGGTGCGCTGGTGTAATGGATATGAGTTCGGAGGATATTATTGGGGAGAAAGAAAAGAAGAAGGAAAAGCAGTCCTATATCCGCGAAATTTAAAAAGGGCGCTAAAAGGAAGTAAATTGGAATACTCAGGATTACCGGAATTTGCCCGCCAGAATATTCCATTTTACCAACAGAATTACATAGATACGGCAAAGGAATATCAGGGAATCGAAAAACTGGTAAAAGCAGGATATTACAATCTGACTGCAGACTGCATTGACAGAGGAAATCATGCACTGCTTTCCTTGAGAGAAAAGAAATTAAGAAAAGTGCTGGGACTTCAAGGCGAATATTACAATCTCATCAAAAAGAAAGACCCATACATGAGCGAATATAGTGCACTGTATAACTGCCAGCAGGCAGGAATCCGGGTAACATGGGAACAGGTTCAGGAAATGTCTAAATTTGGCAGGGATTTCGCAATATACATGAGGCATACAACACCACATAAGATGCTTAGATATATCCGGGAAAATACCACAAGAAAATGGAATGACGGGGATAGACAGACAGTCACGGATTATCACGATTATCTACAGATGGCCGCAATCTTGGGATACAACATGGACGACCCATATACATTATATCCAAAGAACTTAAAAGAACGTCATGATCAGCTCGTGCAAGAGCAGGAAGAAAGAAAAATAGAATTGCAGGGAAAGAAAGACGACCAAAAGGACGGAACGTTAAGAGAGATGATAAAAAGGCGTGGATGGAAAGCCTACGAAATGGAGACGGATGACCTGTTGATGAGATTACCAAAAAGAGTAAGAGAAATCAGGCAGGAAGGGCAGAACCAGCACCATTGTGTAGCGACTTATATAGATAGAATGGTATCCGGAGAGACCTGTATTCTTTTTATCAGAAAAAAGGAAGAACCGGAAGAGAGTTATTACACGGTCGAGGTCAGAGAGGGAGAAGTGATCCAGGTGCGTGGGAAGTACAACAAAGATCCGGGAGAAGATGTAAAAAAGTTTATGAATACATTCAAAAAGCGGATTCAAATGAGAAAGGCGGGATAATATGGATGAAATAAGAGTAACCGAGTCATTGGACGAGATGACGATAATCATAAAAGCACTATTAAACGATATAGCAGAGAGCTTTATATCGGTGGGATTCTATCTCAAAATGACAGAACAGGACGAGCTATAGATTTGAAAATCTATGAACAACACCAGGTAGAAGTAGCGCAGATGGCAGCAGTTGAGGAACTGATCCGGTACCATGCTGAGAAAGCCAAGTTGTTCCGGAAAGCGAGAAAGGGGATGGCTACATGAAAGAATATGACAAAGAGCTATTAAGGTCCCTGGTAGAACAGGGGCTGACCAATAGAAAGATAGCAGAAAAGATGGGGCTCACCCAGACGCAGGTACAATATAGAATTACGGCAGACGGATTAGTCGGAATTCGAAGAGAGGGAGGAGACCCAACACAGAGAAAGCCGCGGGAAACAAAGCCAAAACCAAAAGAAGAACCAAAAGGCTCGAACGGTGACAGAAAAAAATGTAAGACTTGTAAATGGCGTGCAAGATACCCCGTCAGCTTCTGTAATTACGGAGCATTCCACAAATTTTCCAGAAGTCATTACTGCACAGCCGATAATTGCACCGTCTACGAAAAAGGAAAGCCAATGAAAGAAAAACCACATTAAGGAGGGTACACATGAGCAAATTAACAAAACAAGATATGGAAGAGTTGAGAGAATGCTGCAGTTACGACTGTGAGTATTCTGGAACAGAAGATATTGTGCAGGAAATTACAGCAGAAACACTTGAAGAACTTGGAAGCGACACAAGATGCCCAGACGAAGTAGGATTGGAAGATGATAAATATGAATTTGCCACACTTGACGATTTCTTAAGAATCTTTTGGGACAAGGCAGTCGAGAGAATCTTAAATGTAGTCGAGAGCCAATAGCCTACGGAAATGTGCTATCAAGGAGAAAAAGATGCGAGGATATATAAGTGGAATTGCTGACAGTAGTAGAATAAACTATTGTCCATTATGCAGAGCGGTGTTGGGAACAAACGCATACTATGGAGATGGAACCGTAGTATGTAGCGAATGCGACTTTCATTTTGCAGTTATAGAATGCGAGGAAAAGGAACATGATGAAGGCTTACAGAATCATGAATTAGGCGGTATACGGAAGATTACAGCAGAAATGCTTGAAGCATCAGAAAAGAAAGCACCAGTCATATCTGATCGCTTAGATAAAATGCTTCAGGATGCAATCGGAAAATAACATAGTAGAGTAACAATAACATTTCCGGGGTGTTTTGGAAAACCCCGCTTATATAGGGATATATAGGGAAACAAAGGCAAATTACCCCGAAAATGAACAAAAATGGACGAAAATACCACAAAAACACCACGGAGCTATCAAAATGCTACCATTAAGCACCACGGAGCGTTTAAAAAGGTACCATCAAGGAAAGGAGACAGAAATGGCTTGTAAATATGCAAAAAGAACGGACCATGGTTGGGAATGCACTAACGCGAAGAAACCATGCAGATATATTATTCCAGACCGGAGCTTGTGCTCGGAAGAATACAAATGGATTAAAGACATAGGAAAGTGGATAAAAGAACGTGAGATTGATGCAGAATCATTACTATAGCAAATCAGCGATAGATATTATGAAAGGAGAAAAAGTAGATGGGATATCTTAGAAAAGGCATGGTAATTAATGCATTGAGAGAAGATATGCAAGATACCCAAAAGTGCTATGAAGGCTATCAGGAAAAGAAATTAATTGAATTTTGCTATAACTGCATGGAACGCGTAATAGACAGACTACCACAGTATTACCCGGAAAATGTAGTAGAAGAGACAAGATGGATTCCATGCAGCGAGAGGTTGCCGGAGGATAATACGGATGTAATTGTATGCTTTTACAGCGGAACAGTAACAGAGATGAGATATTGGGGAAATGGAATCTTTCAAGGAATCTATGAACATACGACAAAAGTAATTGCTGCCTGGATGCCATTGCCGGAACCGTATAAGGAGGGCGAAGATGAATAATCAACAAGCAATAGATAGATTGGTGAAACATCTTGAATGGGGCTGGTCTGAGGAAACAGTAGATGCTATTGAAATGGGGATACATGTACTGAAAGAAACTCAGTGGATTCCATGCAGTGAAAGATTGCCGAAAACTGGAGAATATGTATTGATATCATGCGAAGGCTTTAGCACTCTAGGCGTCGGAAAATACGAGGAAGACGATATTGGAGGAATATTCTATCTTAACGAAGACATACCATGTGAAGACTTCGGAATAGCCGTAGAAGCATGGAGACCACTTCCAGAACCATATAAGGAGTAAGAAAATGGATAACATAAAAAGAAATGGAGCCGGTTATTACGACCCAACAGCATTTCAAGCTATCAAAAATACAGAGAAGGGAGCAAAAAAACAATGGAAATATATAGAGGAGACATATTCTACATCAAAAAAATAAATCAGGACACAGGTAGACCGGCGGTTATCGTGTCGAACAACGACATTAACGAAAGCCAGAACATGGTAGAAGTGGCATATCTGGTAGAAAAGCCAAATGAATCACTGCCAACACACGCAAAAGTAAGATGCCATCTACCATCTACGGCGCTATGTGAGCAGGTTGTGAGTGTCAGCAAAGACAGAATTGACGGATTCATACGCACCTGTACGGACGAGGAAATAGAGAGAATTAACAAGGGGTTATCCATCTCGCTCGGAATTACAGAAAGCGACGACACTATGACAGAAAAACTGAAAGAGCTGACAGATTCTCTGAGTGAGGCACAGAGAATAAATGATGGACTTCGAAACAGAATTAAGGAAGAGACTGATAAACAACAGGAATTAGAAAAACAATTATCACAACAAGAAAACACAGACGAAACCATCAAAGTCGCGGCAGAAAGAGACATATACAAAGACTTATACATGAAATTAACAGAAAAGCTTATAGGAGATAAGATTTAGGAGGCTGCAATGGACAAGAAAGAATATGACCAGATAGAAGAACGAGCAAATAAGTTGCAAAATGAAGCAGAGAGAAAGTGTAGCCAGAAAATAAAAGAGGCTACAGAATATAAAGACGGATACGTCCAGGGAGTGGAAGACTTGCTGAACGTTATAAGGAGGCGATAGACAGTTATGAGTAAAATTCCAAAAGAAATAGTGGACAAGATTGAGCAGAGAAATAAGCTTAACGAAGAAATAGACGTATGGTGCAAAGAAAATCTTGATATGGATGGAATGGATTCGGATTGCGCCGATATTACAGACTATCACACAGGAAAAGAGCAAGGAAATGATGAATGCAAAGAATGGAGCGAACAGTGGACTGGATGCTGTGAAGATGACTATTACGGTCATTATTACTGGGAAACAGAATATCCGGGAAAATATCTGCACATGGAATTTTGGGTTTAAGAGTTGGAGGTAGTAGAGGAATATGAGTAGAGAAATGCTTTTTAGAGCAAAACATATCCATGCAATAGATAGTAACGAGTATCTTAATGGAAGATGGGTGCATGGCTATCTTAGTGACAAGAATTATATCAATGATAAAAGCCTTGAGGGTGAATTCCTGGTTGATGAAGATACCATTTGCCAGTATACAGGACTGACCGACAAGAATGGAAAGAAAATATGGGAGAATGATATTCTGATGTGTCACGGCAACCCGGACGATCTTGTAAAGGCAGTGTTTGGAGAATTCCGTGTAATTGACATCATAACAGAGCAAGCAGTCGATACCGCGATTGGCTGGCATTATGAAGTGGTTCCAACAGACGCAATCAGTAGGTGTGAGCCATTTTGCTATCCAATGCCATTAAATCATCAAAATGTCAAGAGATGCGAAATGAAGGTTATCGGTAATATCTATGACAATCCGGAATTATTAGGAGGTACAAAATGATAGCATATTATTGTGACCGTTGCGGAAAAGAAATCGTAGACGGAACCATCTACAGAGTGGCAATCACAGCCGAGAGCGTAAGCATACTTGGCACAGCAGACACATTTGCAACAACATTTGAAGCAGACGCGGTAAAAGCCAGATGCTACTGCGGAGAGTGTAAACGGGAAATAAAATCATTTTTATACAATGAAGAAGAACAGGAACAGCCAGAAGAACAGCCGGAAGGCTGGAAAGCAAGAATGCTTGAAAAATTCCAAAAAAGAGTGTAACGACTGTGGTAGCAGCACGGAGAACAGCGTAGGAGGAGCATATGCCAGACACAAGACCGATCAATGAAAAGAAATATAATATTTCAAAAGATAGATTCTGTGAATTAAAATACAGATGCTATCAATATCCAGAATGGCGCGAAGAACTTGCAAATCTTACAAATACAGTAAAGGCCATCCAGTATGGACAGGAAGGAAAAGGAAGCCCATCACAGGGGAGCGCCACGGAACAGCTGGCAATCAGAAGAATGGAGCTGGAAGAAAAGTGTAAGATAGTTGAGCAGACAGCAATAGAAGCGAGCCCGGATTTGTACAGCTGGATATTAAAAGCAGTTACGCAAGAAGGCGTAACATTTAATAATCTACGAATGATGGAAGGAATGGATTGCAAAAATACGGACTATTACGAGGCAAGGAGAAAGTTCTATTGGTTGCTGGATAAAAAAAGATGGAAATATTAAGAAAATAAAAACTCACAGGACAAAAAACCGTGTTAATATGATAGCGTCCAAAAGATGAGATCAGACGAATCACAAAGGACTCCTTAGAATTTCACACATCAGAGCGTGGCCTAATCACGCTCTGATAAAAAAGAAGAACGAAAGAGAACAACAGAAGAGAATGAACAGTGGCAGCAGTCAATTGATTGCTGCCATTTGATTTGGGAGGGAATATGCTAGTTACATGTAAAAACACATGCTGTAAATATTATTACCAACTCAAGAAAGGGCGGCACTGTCCGGCAGAGAAAGGGTGTCCCGGATACACAACAAACAAAAGAAAAGCGAACAGCAAGATACCGAAGTGCAAGGAATGTGAGTACTGCAAAAGGATCACTACCAATGATGGAAAGGAATATCATTATGCTTGCACATATATGAACAGGAACAAGGTAATTCTCTTTACAGAAAAGAGAAAATGTGATTGTAGAGTAATGTAGCAGGAGGGTGCGAAAGGCAAGCACACCGGTGTTAGTAGCCGGAGGAAGCAGGTTCGATTCCTGCTCCTGCAATCGTGCGACGTCGCAAAAGAGTATGGCAGAGTGGACAAAAGAAAAGATAAAACAATTGATAGCAGAAGATAAGCTGTATAGATTCTACAAGAGTAGAGAGTGGAAGGAACTGAAAGAGAAAGTCCTGAAGGAATTCCACAATGAATGCCTATGGTGCAGAGAAGAGGGAATCATATCCAAAGCAGAAGAGGTACATCACATACAGTATGTTAAGAAGTACCCAGAGCTTGCACTGTGTGAGTACTATGACTACAGAGGGCAGAGATACAGGAACCTTGTGCCGCTCTGCCACGACTGCCACGACAGAGCACATGAACGAATGAAGTATAAGAAAAAGAAACAGGTGAATGAAGAACGTTGGTAAAAGTTGGAGACTATGTCGTGTTTACTGGACACGGATACAGGAGAGCAATTGAATACAAGTATGACAGAGTGTTCGGGAACTCACA